TCCCATCATGGGTATTGGATCAAGGCCAGACATAATGCCTTGTTCACGATTTGAAAATAATTGTCTAGTTTTCCAATTCATATTTATTACCCCGGAATATTAAAACCAAATAAGTCTGCTATTCCTCTTCCATAGTCAAATTGATTAGCTATAGGATTCCATGTAGTTCTCGCAGCAGTTTGAGGTAGCATACCCATCATGTTTTGTAGCATAGTCATACGTTGCCATGGTTCTTGAGCCATTCTGTTAGCAGCGTCAAACTGAGCACCGTACATCTGATCTTGTATACCTCTACCTGTTCTGCCTAGTCCTTCAAAAGCATTTATTTGATTCATTAAACCTCTTTGACCTGTCATGCCTAAATTCGCAAAGTTAGCCCCTAACCCACCAAGTCCGCTTGCTGCTGTTTGTGCGCCTTGCATAGCTTGTCCAAATCCTTGTGAACGCAATCCACCGATACCTTCCATCATGCCTCTACCAAAGGCTCTTTCTCTTTCTTGTTCCATTAATCTACCGCGAGATCCACCAAAAGCACCTCTACTTACCGCTTGGTCTCTGTTCGCCATGCTTTGTCGTGCATTAGCTTCTTGCATATCTCTAATGCTTTGCTGTACTACGTCTTGCTCAAACGGATTATAAAATTGGCTAATACCACTAGGAGTATAATAATTAGCTCCTTGTTGCATCATTTGTCCGCCTTGTTGTATGTAAGGAGTAAACCCACCAAGACCACCAGCTAAAGTTCTGGCTCTCATTTCGTAAGGGTCTAGTCCTGCTACTTGTTGAACAGGAACAGGCATAGGCTGTCTTGCTAAACCAAACGCGGATTCCAAAAATCCACGACGCATGGCTTGAGCATACGGCTCTTCATAAGTAGCTGTAGTTGAAGGTCCTCCTCCTTGTGCCACACCGCTATGTGTGTTTGGGTCAAAGTAACTTGCCATTATGCCATCCTCTCTGCTTGTTTCATTAATCTATATAAATTCTTTGCTCCGATATTATCGGTAGCTTTTCTTGTCATAACAAATTCACCCGGCTCTAATCTTGCTAGGGTTATGTCCCCAGGTCCTTGGTCCAAGCTCGCTATTCCACCGTGTTTCATCTCAGGTGGAGGTGCATTTGCATATCCTACGCCTGGCATTAACGCAGGCTGTAGGTTAAAAATTCTGTAATCAGGCATACTTCCTAGTCCTTGCCCACCGCCATAGGCTTCTTGACCTATAGGAATTTTAATATCTTGATCTCTTTGATTTTTTAAGTAATTTAGTAAAGCCAGTTGTCCTAAAGGAGAATTAACTACATCACCTACTCCACTCATAATACCTTGAGCTTTGTTTTTTCCTTTTTTACCGCCAACAAAACCTAAAATAGTATCTAGCAAAGTTGGTTCCCCAAATTCAAGTTCTCCAAATTCAATTTCTTCTGGATATAAATCAGGATAAAGTTCTTTTAAATAATTTGTAGGATCTCCTAAACTATCAGGGTTCCATTCCCATACGTCGTTAGGATCTGTTGGATCAAAAGGATCATAAGAAAAATCAAAAGGATCGTCTAAGTTTTCTTGTAAACCTTTTATCCAATCTCCAGAATCAGCAAAATATTGATCGTAATCCCCCGAAAAAGATGGAGCATCTGTATCAAAAATATCATCAAACACCATATTATCGGGATTAAAGCTAAAGATTCCCGCAGTGCTAGGATCATAAGAAAAGTCTAGATTAAGAGTATCATCTAGGTCTTGTTGTGCCTGTTTTATCCAACTATCATCACTAAAATCAAATTCATCTGCCATAGTATCTCCTATAATATCTCTTTTTTTATTCGTTGTCTTGCTTGTTAGAAGCGCCAAAGTAGAAAGATATGATAGCACTTGCTAACCCACCAAGGTAGCCTAATACAAGGTTTATCAATGCTTCTGAGTTTTGCTCTGGGGGTTGAAGAGTTACTAAAAATATATACCCCATAAACCCTCCTACAACAGATACACCTATTATTCTAGCTGTCCAATCTTTAGAAAATCTAGATCTAGCGTCTTGTACATCTGCTGTTTCTAATGCAAACAGATCTATATCAAGTTCTTTCATCTTTATTTCAAAATCTGTTTCTACTTTCTTTAGTTCTGCTAATTGCTCAGGAGTAGCTGCTTCCATTGCTTTTTGTATTTTCTTTGGCTCAGGATCACATCCTAATACCTCTGAAATCATATTCGCAGCCATACCACCCATAGGACCACCTAAAGCGGTTCCTATAGTTGGGGCAACTGTTCCTACTAACGTTTTTAATATACCTAGTTTCATTAACACTTCCACCTTTTGCGCGCTTGCCTAATTCTTGAATTAGGATTATTTCTAGTTTTAGCAGAGCTTTTCTTTAACTGTCCCGCAGATCTTGCGCAATAAGATTTACGTCTGTTATCCGCCTTGCTACCTTTTTTAACTTTGCCTGTTACAGCTCCTTTTAATTTACTTCCAGGGTTTGCTCTACGATGGGCAGCAATACCTTTTTTGGTCATGCCCGCACCTTTCTTGGTAGGGCGGTAGTTACCGCCTTTACCAGTGGTTCTGCGTATAGCTTTTTGCCTAGCCATTATTTTTTCTTTCCTGTTTTCTTTTTCTTTTTAGGAAAGCCAGCTTGCATATTTTTGTATGCTTTTTTAGATATTGTAGATTTACTTTTAGGTCTACTAATACCTTTTTTCTTTCTAGCGTTTATATTTGCGTATAATCCTCTTTTAGCCATTATGGTCTCCTTAATGATTTTTTATAGTTTGACACTGTTTTATTTTTAATAGGTTTTATTTTAACTTTTTTAATTCTTTTAGCCATTATACATTTTTTCTTTTAATCTAATTGCTCTATCCCCAACTTGCGTTGCCCATTTAGAATCTAACATCTCAACACCAGCAGTTTCCCAATCTTCTTTTTTAACAGCTTCTAAAAATTTTTTAAATTTACTAAATCTAGGATAGCCTAAGTTAAAACACATGTTTGCTAAAACACGTTGTCTAACATTACCTAATCCTCTCCACCACGGAAGATTTTTATCTAATTCAGAACAAACAATATCTATGTCATTATTTAAACATTCTCTAATTCTAGCATCTGATACAGGTGTACCTACAGGTTTTCCAAATTCAGGATCGTGTTCTAAAATTAAATGTCCTACTCCAAAAGTTGCAAGTCCTAAATGATCTTCATAAATTTCATCAATAAAACCTTCATCAAATTTTAACTCTTCTATTAGTTTGTTTCGATCCATCATAGTATTTTTATCGTTGTTGCTCCATTTGTTGATACTGATAACTCTCCTAAACCAGTTACTCCTTCTACTCCTCGTTCTGTTCCTACATATAGATTGACCCATTGTTTACCATTCCAAAGTTGTAGTTGATTTGTTGAAAGATTCCAAATTATATCTCCTGCTGTAAATTTATTTTCATTCCTTTGTGTTTCATTAACAGATAACGTTGCATCAACATCTACCTTATTTAAACTTAATTCTAATACTCTTACTAAACGATTGAACGTTTCGGGAGACAACTCCCCTATAGCTACAGGCAATCGCGTTTCTAAAATTTTTGCCATTATCTTCTACCATTTGGTCGCACATCCATACGCATAGCACCAACTCTAAACCCAACTCCCGATCTGGAACCTAGTGAACCATCATCGTCTGATTCAATTCTAAGAGCAGCTTGTCTTGCTCTAAGCCTAGCATCTATTTTTGTAGTTGTAGCAGTGCAAGTGCTTGTTAAATCAGTAGATAAACTTTCTCCGGGATAGTTTCTTTGTTTTAAAATAACATTAACAGTTTGTCCACTTCCTCCACTTCCTGTAAATTTAATATCTGGAATAATTCTGTTGATAGATTGAAATTCTTCTCCGTTGCCCAATGCAAAATCACTAGACTCTATAAATACGTTATCCATTGGTAAACCATCAGCATCATTACCTGTCTCATGGTTATACAAATAACCTACATCACTTGTTGTGTAAGACCCTATGGGACTATCAAATATGCCTTCGTCTATCCAAGATGTTCTGTTTAATTCACCTATGCTCCATGCTCCTTCTTCATAATTAAGCACAACGTATTTACTAATTGTTGTTTCCCCTGTTACGCAATAAAACCAACCTACTTCATCAAATTCTTTATTTAAAAACCCAAATACTTGGAAAGACTGCCCTTCGTTTAGATCACTAAATACATAGTCTTGTACTGTACAAGGAATGTCTTGAACAGCTCCGTTGTATGTATAAAAACCTTTTTTATCCATCCAAAATATACCTTTTGGAGTATTCACGGCCGCATTAGGTCCAATAAGTCCTACCCCTTCGTTTACTAGATTAACTCCAAAAGTAAAAGGCTGACCGACAAAGGTCATTGAATAAAGAGATGTGTCTGTCCAAACTAATGTTTCTTGTCTGGCTCTAATAGCTCCAATAATTTGAGAACCAGCCGATAGTCTAAAAGATCCAGCTGTATTAGTAGATAGTGGTTCCCATTGAGCAGCATTTTCTTGGTCACTCCATGCAATAAACATTGGATCTATTGCTCCTGTTCTAGAACTTCCAGAAATAGGGTCGGCTCCAAAACAAATAACGTGTCTATCTATATCACTAACTAAAGTCTGTAATGCTACGGTAGGTGTTAAATTTGCTCCACTTAATGAGCTTAATGCAACGGCTCTATCTGTGCCTAATGTTTTAGCGCTAGTGTCCCAATAATAAATTCCACTTGCTCTTACATTTATAATTAAATCTTCACCAAAATTATCATGTGACCATAACCTTAATTGATTGTCTGCTGTTATTGCCGTTGAAGAACCCCAAGTACCTGCACCCCAAGTACCTGCACCCCAACCTGTAGACTCTACATAAGTATCTAAGCCTACGTTGATTTGATACGCACCAACTACAGAACTACCACCATTACCACTATCACTAGCGTTTGCTGTAACTGTTGCCCCGGAGGTGTCTTTAGCAGTAATAGTGTAAGAATTACTATTTACTATTGTTGCTATTTGGTATTCTTGATTTAAAACAGCAGCAGTGACTAAACCACCTAAAGTGGCAGCACCGCTAAAGGTTACAAAATCATTGGTAAATGCTCCATGACTTGAATCTGTTACCGTTATCGTAGAACTACCGTTAGTAGCAGAAAAAGTAACATCACCAGCAGAAGTAGTTACTCTTAAAGGAGTAATATCGTAAAAACTATCTCCTTCTTTAATGTAATACTTCCAAGTAGATCCTAGTCCTAGATATTTAGTAAGTTCTAAATCTACCCAAGCGTGAAGTGCTCTAGCTGTGGATTTAAAAGTGTTTAGGGTGTTCTTAGCCCAACCACCTATTTTTTCAGGTAGCCCTTTACGGAATCTTACAAGATTAGAGTTGAACCACCCTCCATCATTAGAGTAATCCGTTCCTTCTCGGTTTATCCCTGGTCGAAATATAAATTTTTCTAATGACATTACACATTCTAAATTAATTTCTCTATTCCTAAAGAAGCAGCGACTAAACCATAAAGCCCCCAAAGAATATATTCAATTCTTCTAAATTTAAGGGAGCCTTCGTCTAGTCGTTTTTCAATATTTTGATAGCGCACTGCACATTCTCTTTCGTGAGCTTCAACTTTAATTAACGCTTCTTTAGCAGTAGTCATTTACTTATCCTTAGCTTTTCCTATGTTTAAAGCTAAATAGTCTATAACTTTATATAACTTAGCTAGTAACTTATCTCCTTTAGGAGTAGAAGTTACAGCAGCTATAAAAGATGCTATTGCAATAATAGCAGTTATCCACATAAATATATTTAACCACATCATATTATTTCTCCTGTTTTTCTTCAGATTTCTGAAGTTCGTCAGTTTGTTTATCAACGTTTTCTACAACAACATCTACAACATCTCCTGTTGCATCGGCCACTGTTCCTACGACATTGCTTACATCATCAAGCGCAGCTGCTGCTACATTACCAATAGTAGACACTGTGCTGTCAACTATACCTGAGCCTAAATCTTTACCCCCTTCTATAACAGCTCCCACACTAGCGCAAGCTGTTATAAAAACGAATATTAATATAAGTACAAAGTTTCTCATTGTTATACCTCTTCGGTCTGTGTTGGTTCTTGAGATACATCCCAACAATTAAGGTTGGAAGCGACAGTTCTTCTTTCGCCTTCTCCCTTAAAAGGATATACCATGTGTTGCAACCATGAAGGGAAAACCAACAACTTCCCTACCTCTGGTTGCATAACAAAAGATTGAGGTGGTCTCAATCTTTCTGTGTCCATTAATTGATTCAACCCATAATTAAAAGCTATATATCCATCACAATCACCAGAGGCATTATATAAAGAGTAATTGCCATCGCCAGCAGTCGGCTGGTCTAGTATTTGTTGTGGCACTTTTGTCCAAGCAGTTGTAGATACACCCATTATGGTTTTAGTACCATGATCGTGCATAGGGTTATAGTCTCCTTCGTAACTGTGTACTGACCAAGTTTCGTCTATAGCTACTGCTTTAGGTGCTTTTAACCTTGAGCCTGTTTGTTGTGAAAAGAAATTTATATAATCTGCTCCTAACGAACTTATCAATTGATTGTATTCTTTTAATCTTGAATCTTCGCTATCCATTAATAACTGTTCGCCTTGTGTTATTTGTCCAACCAAAGTGTCAGCTAATGACTTTCTGTTTTCATCTTCAACGTATTCATCAAGATATTCATTCAAATCCTCAACCATACCTTCTGGCATTTGTGTTTCCATAACAAAAACACTAGGCATACTATGTACTACTACTTCTGCCATTAACTAGGTACGTTAAAGTCGTTGTCTGCTGTGCTTACTGCTGGTGGATTCGTAATAACTGAATCTACTTGTTGTGCAAATACTGTGTCCCAATGTGAAACAGGGCATATTGCTACTAAATCTGCATTACTCCAACTGCCTTTGCCTTTTAACGCAAAATTAGTTGATGTTACATTACCCTCTGAATCGTAATCTTTTTGATTAACTTGTGTATTAAATTCAGATGTGTAATAAGTTGCATCACCTTCACTATCGTTTTCATATTTCATAGTTATATCCCATTTATCAACTTTGCTGTTGCTGTTAACAAACGGAACACATTTTGATATTGCTTTGCTTACTGCCATTTTTTACTCCTTATTATTAAGTTTATTTTCTAGTTCTTCAACCTTTGAAGAAAGTTCTTGTACTGCTTTAACTAATATCGGTACAAATTTTTCATATTGTAATTGATATTGTTTACCATCTCCTGTCCGATTAGTAACAAGATTTGTTTTATCATCTAAAGTGTGTCCAATAGATTCTTCTAAAGCGACAACATCTTGTGCTTTAAATCCAATATCCATCCAATCTTCTTTATGTGTTCCATCATGGACTATATCGTTTAAGTCTTGGTCTCCTTTTAAATATTTAGCACGTTTATCCCAATAGTAAGTGTATGGTTTTAATTCATTTACAAAATCTAATCCAGCACTTAAAGGTTGAAAATCTGTTTTATCTCTTTCGTCTGAAGCTACTGTTAAAGAAACCTGTACGTTAATTTTACTTACACTTGAGTTTCCTAAGACACCTTCATTATTACCAGTACCTATAGAACCACCGGGACTACTTGATGTTCCTGTGTTATATCCTATAAAGAAATTATTTCCACCTGTAGTTACGTCTGTTCCAGCATCACGTCCAATTGCTGTGTTAGTTCCTCCTGTTGTAATTGAATTTCCAGCACCTTGTCCGAAAACCGCATTACCATCACCAGTAGTTAAAGCTGTAAGTGTACTGCCTCCAACAGCAGTATTTTGAAATGCTCCAGCCAAACTTGAACTAGATGCTATGTTATAACCCATAAATACATTTTGATAACCAGCTAATGCTCCAGAAGCATCTGAAGCTACAGTATGTCCAATAGCTATAAGTTGAGATGTACTAGCAGAAGATACAACTGCTCTACCTGCATAATTACCTATTGCTAAGTTTCCATTTGCACCTGTGGTTTGTCTAACTAAAGCATCATATCCAATAGCTATATTGTCAGAAGTACCACTTTGAGCAGTCAATGCTCTATAGCCAACTCCTAAGTTTCTAGTACTGTTTGTTGAGGCTAAAGCTAAAGTACCAACTGCTGTGTTATCTTCTGCTGTAGTTTGTGCCTGTAAAGCACCTTTTCCGATTGCTACATTCTCATCTCCTGTGGTGTTCGCTCCTAAAGCACCATAGCCAAATGCTGTGTTATCTGATGCTGTAGTATTTGCATCTAATGCAGTATGTCCTACAGCCGTGTTTTGACCACCTGTAGTATTTGCTCCTAAAACATTATATCCGACTGCGACAAGGTTTCCTCCTGTGGTATTAGCGTCTAGTGAATACGCACCAATTGAAACATTTTCTGACGCATTTGATAAAGTTAGAGCATCTCTACCAATAGCTACGTTATTTGTGGCTGTGGTTAAAGCGCCAAGAGTTCCTGCACCAATTCCTACGTTATGGTCTCCTGTTGTGTTTGCATCAAGAGAACTTGTACCTATTGCAGTATTGTTTGATGCTGTAGTATTTTCTTTTAAAGCGTCTCTACCAATTGCTGTGTTGTAATCTCCTGTCGTATTTGAATCTAAAGCTTGATAACCAACTGCTGTGTTTGAAGTACCTTCTGTGTTTGACTCTAAAGCACCATGCCCAACTGCTACGTTATTTGAAGCAGTGGTATTTGCTCCAAGAGCATTTCTTCCTACTGCTACGTTTGCTGCTCCTGTAGTGTTTGTAGTAAGTGCAATATCTCCTATGGCTGTGTTTGAATTAGCTGTTGTGTTTGCTGCTAAAGCACTTGTACCGACTGCCACGTTAAGAGTTCCAGTTGTGTTTGCTGTTAAAGCTTGATAACCTACGGCTGTATTACTATTTGCTGTTGTATTAGAACTTAAAGCAGCACGACCGAGACCTGTATTACTAGCACCAGTAGTATTAGATGACATTGCTCCTTTCCCAACAGCAACATTATCAGACGCTGTTGTATTAGATACTAAAGAGTTCATTCCAATAGAAATATTATCTGCTCCTGTAGTATTCACTAATAGAGCCCCAGAGCCTACAGCAACATTATTACTAGCTGTAGTGTTTGCTCCGAGTGCGTTGTCTCCGATAGCAGTGTTGTCTGAGCCTGTGGTGTTAGCATCTAAAGCAGCATGACCAACTGCGACATTATCATCACCAGTCGTTAAAGCTGCAAAAACATCAACACCTAAACCAACATTATAGTTAGCTCCACTTATAGTTCCTGTAGCATCATCACCAAACATTATTGATGAAGTACCAAAGGCTTTATATTTTAGTGCTGAACCATTAATAGTTAATGCGTCTGTTTCTGTAGTTCCGTCTACGTCTAAGTCTCCGTTAAAATCACCGTTACCTGTAAGTGTTAAGTCTCCACCTATTGAAGCATCATCTGTAACTGTCAAATCGTCTTGTACTTTTAAATCTACAGCAGAAATACTAGCTAGTGCATCTACCATAGCACCACCAGCACCAGCACCATCAGAATAAATAATTTTAGTATCGCCAGCAGGTATTGTTATATTTGCACCTGTGCCTTGACTTATAACTAAGTTTTGCGAACCTGTAGTAGCGTTTTCTATAAACCATAGTTTAGATACTGTGTTTGGTCCAATAGTTACAGTACAGGCAGAATCTAACGCACCTGTATATTTAAGAAACATCGATCTTCCAGGATCGGTAGCACCGTCTGCAATAGTAGTGGTATGGGTATCAGCATTAGTTGTTATAGCCTCTGTGCCATAACTAAACGCTTCTGCTATTAGTTCTAAGTTTGTGTTTGTAGTCGTACCCCAAGTTCCTGACGCATCACCTGTGGCCATTTCATTGAGTCTTAGATCATTTACGTATGTGCTTGCCATTTTTTAATTCTCCATTTCGATTATATTACCTTTTTGCTCTATAGTTAAGCAACTTCTTTCCAATTTGGGGTTTGACTATCTGTAACTGCTGTCCAATTTGGATCTTGATTGGGAATAATTGGACCCCAAACTAAAAGTTGGCTTACATGTCCTGTTCCTTCAACACCTGTTACAGAAACATTTGCTTGTGCATCAATTGTTAACGTACCTAACGCAGTAGTTCCTGCTAACCCTGTTATTGAAATAACATTATTAGTAACAAGAGATAAACTACCTAAAGCACTGGTTCCTGCAACACCTGTTGGGTAAACATTTGCGTCGCAAGTTACGGTTTCATCCCCTTGTGCGATAGTAGAAGCCGTACCACTAACGCTAGTAATAGCTACTCCGTTAGCTACAACCGTACCTACAGCACCTGTTCCTGCTTGTCCCGTAAGAGAAACTGAAATAGAAACTCTTGCTGTTACGCTACCTAAAGCAGAAGTTCCTGCTACACCAGTTTCTGAAACATTAGCTGTTCCTGTTGCAGTAAGACTTCCTATTGAACTTGTAGCCGCAACTCCTGTTTCTGTAACATTAGCATCACCACTTACAGTTTCAGATCCTAGAGCTGTAGTTCCTGCTAACCCGGTAACTGAAATATTAGAGATTCCCGTAGCTGTAAGGGAACCAATTGAACCTGTACAAGTAACTCCTGTTTCTGTGATATTAGCATCACAAGTAACAGTTTCTGTGCCTAACGCAGAAGTACCTGCAACACCTGTAAGGTTTACAGTTACATTGACGACCGCAGGCTGACCCCATGGACCAGACCCCCAGGTACTTCGACCCCAACCAGCCATTGGAGTTTTATGCTATTCTAATTACAGCGTTACTTGCATCTGCTGTTGGAAAAGATATTGTAAAACTTCCAGCTGTAGAAGTTTTATCTCCACCAAAATCAAATACTGCTACCGCAGGATCACCTGATGCTGTATCGTTGTAAATCATACAACCTCTAGCAGTAATGGTAGCTGTACCAAAAGTTAAATCAGCAAAATCTGTAAACGCAGTAGTTCCAGAAGTAGTTGGATTAACATTTGTTAGTGCTGCTCCACCCGCAGTATAGTTTGTTCCTGATGCTTCTTGGTTTGTACTATACGCTGTAGTTGCTGCTGTCATAGTTGCAGAACTTGTGTATAAAGCCAGCTTAAAAGAGTTCCCTCCCGAAGCTTTAAAATTATGTACTGCTTGCAAAAGTTCACTTTTAAAAGAAGTACACATTGCTTGTGTAATTGCCATTATAGTCTCCTAATAATATTTGCTAGGTCTTTATGACCTTGTTTTTCTAATTGATTACATATTGTACACATGTGGTTTTTTATTGCCTCATTCATATAATACGTAATGACGTTTTTGCACGCTTCTCTAAAAGCGTGTGCTTGTGCCCTAATGGGTGCAGGGGCTTCGTCGCTAATAGAAACTAATCTTTTAGTGGCCATTTCCGCAACTTCTTCTACAGTGTGCCCTCTGTAATCTGTCGTAGTAACTCCAAGGTTACCAACTTTTGTTTCTGAATCAAGTGAAAACATTAATACTCCTTTGGTTCTGGTGGTAAATCATTTCTATCTATCATCTGTGGTTTACTAGGTGTTTCTTCTTTAAGCACCTCTGACCATCTACAAGTTTGTATTGTACCCTCTTTTGCATACGTAACAACTGGGTCCTCTAAACGGTGATAACCATACAGTTTTTCTTTTATATCTACGTTAGTTTCTAATAAATTTGAACGAGGGGCTACTGATATTTCTATATTATTCTCCATACATTTCGCAAGCCAAAACTCACAACAAGCTTTCCCAGACTCAGCAAAGTGCATATTTGTCTTATAGGTAAAATCAACCCCAAATACCGTTAAACTATTTATTTTATTCCATAATGCAAAAGCAATGGCGTAAGCTACTGTGTTATTAAGATAAGCACAACCTAAATCAGCCACTAATGCAGCTAATGGGAACTCTTCTGCGTAAGGTACTCTTTCATCTAGCTCGCATGTATAAATCGGATAATCTGCCCGCG